ATTATCTACATTCCATACATCTATTTTTCTACTACTATCAAGTATTGCTACAATACCACCATCACTATTTCTTGTGTTTGTCACACCTGCTAGAGCACCAGGTGTATGCTCCATCATAGATGTATAATAATGTCCTGCGATTGGATTGACGTTTGTTCCGTCATCTCCTAAAAATACTCTGTCTTTGTATTGATTGGTTCCACCGTAACTGCCTATACCAGTTACATATGCCATTTCACCCCAATTCAAACTACCTGGTTTTGCGGTTCCAGAGGATCGTTTGATTCTAATAATACTAGCCATTTAGAAATTTCCCCCGTTGATGTCTAAGTTCTGTGCTGCACCTGGAGTCAACTCCAACGTTGCGTCAAATTTATTTGTTACGCCATTAAAAACGAGCACCATACCATTTTGAAGGTTTGATGCATTCACATCACTTAATTCTGATAATGATAGAGTTTGAGCACCTGCCAGAGATGAAATCACCTTTGTGGCATTTTGTTGTCCAACTCTGACTTTGATATCTGCCATCTAAGTTAGCGTATTCAGATCTAAAAAGTATTTATATTTACTAAGACGTTATCTTTGAAGCAAGGTCATTTAACATAGATTTAAGAGTTTTAATTTCATTTTTCATAGCATCTAACTCCGCTTGTTTATCAGAATTGATTCTACGAGTATTAATATAGTCTTGATATCCTGCTGTATCTCTACTAATTATAGCATTAGTATTTTCATCACGAAATAAATTTTTGTGTCCCTCTACTTTTATCATTATGCTAATGCGAGCACTCTTAAATCTTTCAATCTAACTGGAGCACATTCATTAGTAGATATCATTACAATTTTTATGGTGAATCCAGTAAACTGTTGTAAATCATCAGCAGTAAATTGATATTCATTAAATTCATCAAAACCACTAGGTATAACAAGAGCATCTGGTCTACCGTCGTTGTTTGCTGTATCAATTATTTGATCTCCAAATCCATCTCCATCAGTATCAACTAAGTTTTTGAAACCAGGAAATGCTCTATAGGTTAGTGAAACTTCAGAAGAATCTGCACAGTATAATCTATAAAATACTCTAAAGTCTGCTTCTGCTGGAACATTTGCACCAACTAAAACTTTTAACGAAGTTGCAGGCTGTTCCAAATCAACTCTTTCAGATACAAATACCGATCCGTGAGGGTCATCAAAGATTCTATTTGTACGTGAATCAGTTGCATAATTTTCTAATCCAATAGGATTATTAATTTTATTTCTTCCAAATATAAATGTAGCATTTTTTAAATCTATGATTGGTGATAAATTTACATCTCCACTTGCTAACTCCATTTCTAAATAAAATGATTTTTGTTTAGGAAGAGCTGTCAATTTATCTTCATTCACTGTCGATGTTATTAATCTTGGAGTTTCAAAGAATTTAAATGTATTGAGTGTCACTGGTTCAACTCCTTGATCTATGAATGATACTTCAGAACCACCTGCACTTGTTCCACTGATTGTCCTTACTGAAGCAAGTAAATCTGTGATTGAACTTGGTGTTATAAAATTAATTTGAGGCTCAAAAGAACTGAACTGATGATTTTGTGAAATTTTTGCAATATTTCCACCAAACGCTTTTTCGTCTCTGAAGCACAACAGAGAATTTCCAGTTCTTTGATTTAAAGGATCTAATTCAGTACGATTGACTTCAAGATAATAATTATCAATATCTGAATTGTTTTTAAGTGTTGTATTTGTCGGAATAGTATGAATAGTATTAATACCTACCAGTGATACTCCAGCTGCTTCATATGTTTGAATACTTGCACCTTCAGGGTGAGGTAAAGCAACGGTATTCAAAATACCTCTTGTAAGTGTAAGTTGTCCTGTTCCGACAACATAAGATACTATCTCTTCATCAATTAATGCTTCTCCTCTATCTGTTGCAATTCCTGAGAATGTTGCAAATGGAGAAGTATTACCAAGTGAAACAGTTGTGCTTTCTGCTGTTAATGCTGAAGTTGAAGGAACTATAAGTGTGTCTGGTCTAATATTTTCAATTTCAATCTTATTATTTGCTCCGTGATGAGCATGATTATATTGAGTTACTTCAAATACATTACCAGCAAATAAGTCACCATTTTGTACTGAGTCTCCATTTACAAAAACATTGGTTATAACTGCTCTTGTATCGTTACCAGAACCATATTGAACTAATGGTTGATCGTTTGTAAACTTCTCACCTTGAACATCAGTTAGATATAAAGTATCTAAAGTAGTGCTAATTGAAATAACAACAAACTTTAATCCTGAACCTCTAGTTACTTTAGCATCTGAATTATCAACAGTTAATATATCACCTACTTGATATCCAGTTCCTGCAGCATTAACTGCTACAGCAGTCACTACTTCATTAGAGACTGTAACATTAACTGTACATCCACTTCCACTTCCACTTAAAGATACTGTTGGAACAGCAGTTGTACTACTGAATGCATATCCCAAACCACCCGTTACAACTTCTTGAGTTGCTATGGGAGCACCCTGTCCTTCAATAATTCCTGTTACACTTTGATCTTCGGAATCACCAGCAGCACCTGTACTTACTTTTCGACCTATTGGTAAATTAGCATTTGTTCTTGTGCCACCACCATCAATTGTTACTTTTAATTTTCGAGGTAATGAACGAATAGGATTATCAATCAATAATTGTGTATTTGCATTTCCTGGTTCAATAGGTGTATTGTATAATCTGACGGTACCAGTTTCAGTAAATTGTGCTTTACGAAGTTTGAATGCCAAATCTTGGTTTTGAGATGCTGTCCAAATTGTACCATTTTGAGATTTGAATAAACTTCCACCAAGATACTGCTTAGAAACTACAACATTTTGAACATCAGGTAATTGTGTTGTTTTAACTGATTTCTCACCCATTGTTGCACACCACATTGTATACTTATCAGACGATGCTGATATAAACACCATCGCAAATTCCTCTCCTTGTGGTAAGTATACTGGTGATGGGAATCTAAATGTTGTTGGTACAGAGGCATCATTTGACACATTAATATATTCTGGGTTCACAACGATTTCACAGAAATCCTGTACTAAGTTTTCAGTTGGAACTCCCAATTCCATTGTTCTTAATTGAACTGTTAACTTAGCGTTAGGATCTTTAGTTGCAAAATAAACATCAAACGAAGTTAAAAATGCACCTGTTTCATCAACTGTAAATGATTGGCATAACGGATCTCTTCCACCTGACTTTAACCAAGATTTTCCTTTTCCTTTCTTTCCTTTCTTTTTATTTCTTCGCTTGGCTGCTGCTTTTGCTTTTTGTTGTCCCCTTTTCTGTAGTCTTCTCCTCTTCATCACTCTTCCCCATCCACCACCTCTTCTGGTAGAAGTTCTACTCTCTGAAATCAATTCATTAGTAGTAGATGTTTCAGTATCTACAGTCACAGTAACTTCATTTTCTTTTACTGGAGGACGAGGTGGATTTCTGACGTGAACTAAATTATCTCTTTGAGTCAAAACAATTCCACTTCCAAGATAAGTTCCAGTAGAACTACTTAACATCGCCAAATTTCCAGGTAATGGAATAGAACCATCAGGTTGAGATGTTACTTTAAATGTTTTTGTACCAGAGGTAAATAATGTAGGTGGTTTTGGTATTTTATTTGAATTCCTAAAGAAGAATGTTCCAATTAAATCTCCCCAATTATCTGAGATAAGTGCGGTGCTAGTAACTGTTGCCACAGCACCACTTGTTTTACCAGTTAATTTTGCACCTTTTATAAGATATCCAAAATATTTTTCATTATTGGCAAGTCCAATTACATCAGTATTAAATAATCTTGAGGTGGCAGAATAAGTTGCTGATGGTGCTGGTCTTGTGCGATCATATGGATCAATTACATACTTTTCAACAAGTACATTAGGTGTTCCTAATGATGCTTGAACTTCTGGTCTATTTTGATCACCGTACTTATGATTTGGTTCTTGAGATCTAATTAAACCAATTTCCTTTCCGTTTAATTCAACTTTCACATCTTCAAATATAGAAAATGTACCCGAATTCATTTCAATCTCAGTTAATTTAGGAACTATATCTGGGACACCACTATCTAAGAAATGATAATGTTTAGTGAGTGGTTTCAAACCACTAGCATAGAAACCAACGTTTCTAGATCTCATAAATGGATCTACAATACTTGATATCTTTGTACTTTCAACATAACTTTTTTCCTCTGATGGTCCGACTAGTGTATTAGTAAAACTTTTCTCAATTCTACGAGTAACTTGTGTAGAACTAGTTTTTTTTCTTAATCTTTGAGTTTTAGTATAGGTAGTTCTTCCAGATCTAGAGGTAGATGTGCGGGTAAATGTTCCTCCTCTGCTAACAGTTGTTTTACCTCTAGTTTTTGTATCTGAAACTATATTTGTAGATTCGACCCATCTTGCACCAGTTGATTCTAATCTTATATTATTGACATATATTGTTCTTGTCCAATTATCAGATGGAGGATCTAATACCACCTGACCTGTAAATGCAACCACATTAAATGGGTTAACATTTTCAACTGACGTTGCTTGAGGTTGTTCAAGCCAATCTACTTCTTCATAATCTAAAGTGATTAAATCTCCAGTTTTTTTGACATCTGAATTTAAAAGTTCTAAATTAGAGTTCAAATCTGCAGTCTTAACATCAATTCCAGTATTTAAGGCAAGTTCAGGATTCATTGACCAAAAATCAACAGCAGAAATTAACTCTTGATTTTCTACATCAACATCACATTTTGAACCACCTTCTTCACTAAAATCAATAAAATCTCTGTTTTTGAAGTTGTTTACAACAAAACCAGTTTTAAATCTGTTTAGACCATCTGCATCTTTAACATTGAGTGATTTTGTGTCTAATTCTAATGCACTTAACGTTGTTACTTGCTCTAAATTTTCAATTCTTTTTTCAAGAGCTCCAATATCACGCATTGTAAATCTACGATTATCTTTTAATCTTATCTCTGCATCCCGTACATCATACAAATATGGTGGTAAAATTATCGTTGCAATTTCCATTGCATCACTATTGCTTGAAGGTTCGGTAGGATTCTCTGATGACTCTCCAACGAATACCTCCATACCTTCATCATAATCCATAAGTAGTTTATCAATTCTACCAAGATAATGATTAAGACCAAGTAATGCACTTTCATTTGGAGTGATTATGTATGGATTTGTTGATTCAAAAGCTCTACTTGAAAATGCAAATGGAGAGGCTCCACCACCAGAATATACAAATGGTGACACTCTAGGTCGATAGTCAAGAATATCTGATGCTGGTATTCCAGAAATCTCAGGAAGATCTTTTTTATATCTTTCTGGTGAATATGAATTTACCGTAAAGAAATCTCCACTATTTCCACTTGCCACTTGATATTGATCGAATACAACTAAAAGTTTTTTAGATGGAATAGCAGACTTTGCATTTCTAATAATTCTAGAATAATCACAATATTGATCTTTATGACCCTTTTCTAATACGTAATTATTTGTTCTATCAACAAAGTTACCAACTGTCACACCTTGTAAAACAGTCTCTATAGATGATTCACTAAAACTAACAATTTCTCCAACTGTAAATGTATTATCATTTAAATATACAAAATCAACTGTGTTTGAAGTTCTACTTACAATTTGTCCAATTGCACGACTTTCTTTACCTTTTATTTGTTCACCAATTATTGTACTTACATTTAACCCTAAACCTGATACAAATGTTAGTTTATCTAAAACGGGTGTATTTGTATCTTTAGATTCATAAACAGCATGTACTTTTACAACGTCAGGAACATTTAATGATATTTCTTCATCCTCAACTCTTAATCCATAACCTCTACTATGAGATAATCCATTGAATGGTGTGCCAACACCTCTAGTTCTTATTACTTCAAGTGTTTGACTTCTTAAATAATCTTTTGATTTACTTGTAATTCCAAGTTTTTTGAGTGTTACATTGACAGTTGCATTTTGATTATTTTTAGATAAACCACTAAAAGTTATTGTGCTTGCATTATTTGTTATTGAAACTTGATCACCTCTTAGTTCTTCAGTTGTACCATCACTGTAATGAATTGAGTATCTCTCTGTATCAAATGGTTCAAAGAATACACTTGTAATTCCAACTGAAGTTGTTAAACCAACTGATGAATTGAATGTAATTGTATTATTACTAATATTTGTAGGACCACCAGTTATTTGTTTTGAAATGGTTAAATCAGAAGTTCCAAAATCCACAAGTGCGACATTTGATTTTGGTAATTCAGCATAAATTCCAGACTTTTCAAGATTTAAAACTTTAGGGACTTTAATTCTAAATGTTGATGTAGTTGTTTTACTTGTTGTTACTGTTGTTCCCTGATTTATACCTGCAACAGTTTGTGTCCCTGCTAAAGTTAGTGTTTTACCCTCAGTCGATATGTTTGTTATCTTATTAAAAATTGGAACATTATTATTTTCATCAGTAAATGATATTATTGAACCAGTTTGAATACCAACTTTTCCTGCAAAATTACGATTAGTTACAGTCGCAGCAGTTCCTACAACATTAATTGTATCAGTTAAAGAAAAACCAGGTAATACACGGTCATATAATACTGTATCAGCACTAAAATCAGATAATAGTCCACTACTTTGTCCATTAACTTTTATTCCATCGGCATCTTGAAATACCATTTTTACATCATCAGTTGTATATGTAATTATTGATTTTATTGATGGTTTTTCATATCCATTTAGTCTTTCATTAATTACCAACTGCTCTCCAACAATAAATGTTCCTGTTGTTTGAGATACTACTATTTCATTAGCTCCTGTTGTAGCCCCATTTTTTGCAGCAAAACCTTCAGCACCACTTGAAAGACCTCTGATTTTCATTCCTTTTACTACATCCGATGCTGTAAAAGTACTACATTGTAATACAGTGAATGTTTGGATATCATAAAGATATAAGTCAAAACTAGATGATGCATTTTTGTAAGTATCATCAGTTAAGGAATAGAAGTAAACTCTTGCTTCACCAACTTGTGAACCATTCGGAGCATTACTGTTTCCTTTTCTCTCATTATGAAGTTGAATAATATTTCCTGTGGTTCCTCCAATACTAACAACAGGAGCTCCTTGAGCATTGTTTACTCTGATTAAACTTCCCATTTCAAAAGGAACTGATATTCCTTGAACATTTTGAGTATCTCTTGGTTTTTCAACATCTAAAATAGTTGTT